TCACAACTTAATATCATCAATTATAATAAATATAAACTAAACTAGTTCATTTCTAGGAATTATTAGGATTTAATCCTGAACAATAAAGATGATCATATATTTTCATATATTCATTTGTTTTCAATTTATAGTTTTTTAAAAAATTTTTAATACTAAATATACCTTTATACTTTCCATTATTCCAATATTTATATTGTTTTAATCCTTCAATATAAATTTTCCTTATAATATCATTTTCAGGATTAATTTTTATATATTTTAAAACAATTCCTGTTAAATCTTTCCTTAAAACCAATTCTAACTCTATATATATATATTTCATTTCAACTTTATAATCATTTATATCATTTTTATATTTAATATGATGGTCATCATAATTTTGACCCCCAATAGTTTCAATTCCATAAATATATTGCTTTTCTTTTTCATTGTTTTTCTTTTTCTTTTCTATGTTTTCCCTTTTATTTTCTTCAGTCAGTTTATTTAGTAATTTCACCTCTTCTATTAATTTCAGGCTTAGAATTATTCTCATTCTTTCATAAATATCGTTATTCATTTTTATTTTATATCTTTTTTTATATAAACTAATATAGTTTATATATAATTTTTTTTTTAAACGTCAAAAAAGAACAAAATGAATAATGATGAGCCAACTTATCGTGAAGAGATCAAAAGAAAACAACTAGAAATTCTAGCAAAGGAAAGGAAAGATGACATTAGAGATATGAAAAAAAGAGGAAAAGATGTAAGAATGAAAGTTTATGGTTATACTAGAGTTTCAACAGGTGAACAAAATATGAGTATAGAAAATCAGGAACAAAAAATTATCAATTATTGTCAACAGAATAATTTGCGATTAATTCACGTTCTTAAAGAACATTTATCTGGATCGGTTCCTTACAATGAAAGACCTCAATTTCAATTGATATTAAAAAATTTAGAAGTTAAAAATATTGAAGGTATAGTGGTGGCGAAATTAGATCGATTAGGAAGATCGACTTTAGATTCAATTTCTTTAATGGCAAAGTTTAATGAAAGACAATGGTATATGATTATTTTAGATCCAATGATTGATATTCGAACTCCAACTGGAAAATTCTTTTTTAGTATGATGTCTTCTTTTGCCGAATTAGAAAGAAATATGATCACACAAAGAATTAAAGATGTAATTAGATTTAAAAAAGATAATGATATTAGAGTGGGAACTATTCCTTTTGGGAAGAAAGTTTTAGTTAAGGATAATATTCAATTTTTAATTGATGATGAAGATGAACAAAATACTTTAAAAATAATCAACGATTTGAGAACAACTAAAGTGAAAACAAAAAAAGGATTAATGAAGCCTATGACATATCAAGCAATTGCCGAAGAATTAATTAAACTTGGAAGAAAGAATAAAATTGGTATTGCTAATTGGTATAGTTCACAAGTAAGAAAATATTTTAACGGTGGCCATTTTACTAGTAAGAGAAAGGCTGAAGAAGAAAAAGAATATAAACTAGCAATTTTAAGTAAAAATGAAAAAGAGAAAAAATTAATTGAAAAGAAAAAAGAAAAGAAAGAGAAAGAAATAGATATTCAAGCATACAGAGAACTATGTGCTAAAAAAGAAGAAGAAGTTAAAAGAAAAAGAGAAAAGAAAGAATTAGAAAAGTATGAAGATGAAAAATATGAAGATGAAAAATATGAAGATGAAAAGTATGAAAGAACTAGAAACGAAGATGAAGTGACGGAAACGGAAACAGAAATAGAAGAAACGGAGAATGAAGAAGAATAATTATATTATTTATAATAATAAACTTTATATTATTATAAAGATGTCGTGGAAGGAAATATCATTAAATTTTAACGTTCCCAAACCGTTAGATTCATTACGATTTCAAAATTTAGTATTAGATGGTTATTTATCAGTTGATTTAATATCAGGAGGTTCAGTTAATTTTGATTCTTTAACATTTAATTCAGAAACAGGAATTAATTCAAATATTGAAAATTCTAATATTCAAACATTAACAGGTATTAATTCTAATATTGAAAATTTAAGTGTTAATACTATTACAGGAAATACAAGTTATATTACAAACGAATATGTAGATAATATATTAACAAATTCAATTACAGGTATTAATTCTTCTTTTATAAATTCAGATCTAGTTAATATCAATAGTTCAAATATATCCGGAATAAATATTAATACTATCAATTTACAATCAAATTTAAATACTGGAAATAATGATTTTACCAATTATATTTCAACCTTAGATATTACAGGTATTAATTCATCTTTTATAAATGCTGATTTAACAAATATATTTTATACTAATTCTACTGGTCAAAATGAAAATGTTAATAATATTAATGTTAGTAATATTACTGGCAATAATGCTTTTTTTCAATATTTATTCTTTCACAGTGCCACAGGTCAAATAGATACTTTTACTGGTTCGAGTGTTGTTTTTATGACAGTTGATGTGATGACAGGAAATCAAATTTCAGCAACAGGATTAAGTTGGTATTTAGCAACTGGTCAAAATGAATTTATATTAAATTCTAATATTACCAATTTGACTGGAACCAATTCTACTCTCACAAATATTTCAAATTCTTATTTCAGTGGAACTAATATTTTTGTGACCAATTTAAATGCTACAAATATTACAGGTTTAAATATAACTTTTAATACAGGTGTATTTACAAATTTAGTTACTACAAATTTTTTATTCACAAATGAAACTGGAACTAATAGTGATTTAATAAATATAAAAAATACAAATTTTAGTGGAAGTCAAGCATTCATTCCATTTATAAATTCAACAACAATAACAGGGACTAATTCTTTTATAACTAATATCTCAAATTCTTATTTCAGTGGAACTGATATTTTTGTCACTAATTTAAATGCTGGAACAATTACAGGTTTGAATATAACTTTTAATACAGGTGTATTTACAAATTTACAAACAACAAATTTTTTATTTACAAATGAAACTGGAACAAATTCTCATATCACAAATTTAAGTGTTAGTAATGTTACGGGATCGGGAAAGTCATATTGGGGAAATGATATGACAATAACTGGGACAAATTCGTTATATTGTAATAATATTGTTGGATTGAATAATGTCTTTTTTCCAAGTATTACTTTCGCTGGATATCAAACAGCAATTAGTTCTGGCGGTCAAACAGGAACTATTTATTTAGGATTAAACAATGAATTAATTAAAACACAAAATGCTGGTGCTAATTCAGTAACTGTCGACAATGGATTTGGAAATATGAGTTTAAATAATCCAACGGGAATTTTGACTTCACCAAATGGAAACATTACAAATATAAATACAACTACAATAACAGGTGTTAATGGTTTATTTACAAATTTAAAAATCACTAATTTTACAGGGACAATTACAAATTTAACAGCAACTAATATTTTAAATACAAATGTCTTTACAGGAAATATAGTTTATAGTGCTCATAATACACTTGATGATGGGCATGGAAATATGATAATTACTCCAAATAGTGAAACTGCTCTAACAATTAATTATACTGGAAATGATTATAGTTATATTAGATTTAATCAAGGAACAACTACTCAATTGGGTAAGATTGGTTTCTCAAATAATGTTGGTATTGGTTTTAATGTTCAAAATTGGACAGGAACAAATATCTTATATCAACCAGCCGATCATTCTCTTGGAATAAGAACTTTAAATAACATATTAGATGACGGGAATGGATTTATGACACTTAATGGAAATTCTACTTATGCTTTTCCTCTTACTATAAATTCATCATCTACAAGTGTTGATACAGTTGGAATAATATTATCAAATACAAACACAACTTCAGGTTTGGCAATAAAATGGGATAGTTCAAATGGGATTCAAATCTATGATACTAAGAATGCTAATATATGGTTACGACAAGGTAATACAAATACAGGTAGTGTACAAACTTTAAATAACACACTTGATGATGGGCATGGTAATATATATGGAAATCAAGATAATACTTTCTTATCTTGGGATGATGCTTCTAATAGATTTGGTCTTGTTAAAAAGAGTGGTTTAGTTGGAGCAATAAGTAGTGCTGGAGCAAATAATATTATTTTTAATAACTATACAACAGGAACTGTTACTAACTTTACATCTGCTTTAATTTCTCAAGTTACTCCAAATACAGTATTTACAATTGGATATTCCGGTATAGTATCCTCATTACACAACACACTTGACAATGGGTTTGGATCTATGACTATTAATTTCACTGGAATTTCAAGTAATAATTGTTTAACAGTTAATGGTAATAATAGAGCATCTTCTGTTTTTATAGTTGAAAACAATGGAACTGTGGGGACTATCTCAAACACTTTAGACGACGGTACGGGATCTCTTTTTGTTAATGGTAATTCAACAAATGCTTTTCCATTTCAAATAACATCTCAATCAACATCTTCTGATACAGTTGGAATGATAATGTCAAACACAAATTTAACATCTGGTTTAACATTGAAATGGGACAGTTCAAATGGAATTCAAATAGTTGACACTAAAAACAACAATGTTTGGTTAAGACAAGGAAATACAAATACAGGGTCAGTTCAAACTTTAAATAACACTTTAGATAATGGTTTTGGAGCTCAGCAATTTAAAACTATAACAATTTCATCTCATGCTACTACAATTTCAACTCCAGTTTCATCTGTTTACTTTTTAGAAGCAACTGGGACAGTGTTACCAACAGTGGCAAGTGTTGGGGTAGGTGTTCCTTTAATTTTGATATCCGAAGTGTTAGGACAAACTATAACTTGTTCTGGTAGTGATGTCTTTTATCCGTCTGGAAGTGCTACTATTTCGGTTAATAGTAATGCTGTTTTACATATTATATCACAAATAAATCTTCTCAATAATGGTTGGTATATAATATCCCGTAATAGCACATGAACATTTTTCAGGTCATTTACAGGTTAAAATAAATAAAACTAATTTTTAAATTTTAAATTAAACTTAAAATTTAAAAATTATTTAAATAAAAACAATGGAAAACAAAAAAGAAAGTTTGGAAATTAAATGGAAAGATCAAATTTATATTATAGATAAAGAGGATAAACATATCATTGATGATAATTATTACAGTTTTTTAATTGATAATGGTTATGTTAAAGATAGGAATAAAGTTTGTTTACATAATCTAATAATGAAATTTGATATAAATGATAAGAAAAATAAAGGTTTAAGTGTTGATCATATTAATCGAGATAAACTTGATAATAGAAAAACAAATTTACGAATTGTAAATTCAACAATTCAGGCAATTAATAAAAATACACCAAAAAATAATACAAGTGGGCATAAAGGTGTTTTTTTTCACAATCACAAAAAAAGTTGGGTTGCTAGATTTAGTATAAGAGGAAAAAAAGAGGAAAAAGGATTTTCTATAAATAAATATGGTGATAAAGAAGCAAAACAAATGGCAATTAATTATCGTTTTAAAATGAATACACAAAGTCCAGAATATATTGAAGCAAAAGGAATTCCTGATTATGATATCATTTTTGAAGATTAAAACTCTAATTATTTATAATAGTTCAATTCTTTTTCTTCTATATTACCCTCAAATAACACTTTTATCTTATTTTATTTCTCATTTCTATTCAAATTTTTAATGATTTCTTTTACTAAATCATTAATAAATCTATATAATGTCTCTTAGTTACAAACCACTTAATGTTTATAAAGTAATAGATCCCATTATTCACATTGATAGTTCTCGATCTTACAATGTTCTTTCTGGTCCTCGAGAGTTACAATGGAAACCTAATATTTCAACAAACTATGCCAGTTCTCAAGTTTCATTTTCTGTTCCTCCTCCCTCTGAACAAACAGTTGTCGATCGAAGTATTAAGCAAAAATGGTCAGTTCTTTTTGTCTTACAAGGAGTCGGTTTAAATGGTGGTAACTTAGTAAATTTTGACTCTGGGACAATTGCTTTAAGAAAATCGCCAATTGCTTCTTGTATTTCAACTCAGTCAGTTACTTTGAATAACACTGCTGTTTCTAACAACGTTCAAGATCTAGTTGACCCAATGTTTAAATATTCAATTTCTAAAGACGAACAGAATGGATCTTTATCAGAATCTCCAGATATGGATGATCAATTCCAAAATTACAATGATGGTTTAGGTTGGTCTCGAAATCCTTTATCTTTGTATGGTGGTAATGTTGATCAACAAACACGTGGAGCTTTTAATTTTACAGGGGGAAGTTCACCAAGTTTAGTTGTAAATTATAATAATAACACTGGTGCTTCATTCGTTTATACTGTCACTGAAAATATCTTCTTAGATCCTTTTACTTTTGGAGATTACGATGCTTCGGGTTTTGTTGGATTAAGAAATATGGATTTTACATTTACAATTGGTAATCTTTCTCGTATGTTATCTATTAATAGTTCAGCAGGTTCAATTACAAATTTAACTGCTCAGTTTAATTCAGCACCAGTTCTCTTATTCAAATATGCTACTTTAAATGAACTTGTTCAACCTTTTGAATCAAATAAACCTTATGTTTATCCTTATAATAATGTGACCAGATATGCCACACCGTCAGGTTCAAGTTTATCTTCAAATGCTCAATTAACTTTAACATCAAATAACTTACAAATTAATTCAATTCCCCAACGTTTATATATCTTTGTTCGAGATCAAAATCAAAGTTTAACTTACAATTCTTCTGATGTTTATTGTGTTTTAGAAAATTTAAATATTACTTGGCAAAATCGTAATGGTTTATTAGCATCTGCCACTAAACAAGATCTTTACAACATTTGCGCTCGTAATGGTTGTAAACAATCTTGGGCTCAATGGTCTCAATATCAAGGTTCTATTATGGCTGTTGATATGGGAAGAGATATTGGTATGGATCCATTAGAAGCACCAGGTTTGTTAGGGAACTTTCAATTGACTGTTACTGCCACAGTAACAAATTGTAATCAAAGTAATAGTTTAGTTAATCCAACTTTATACATTATTTCTGTTGAGGCAGGAACATTTACAATTGTTAATGGAACATCTGTGCCGATGATTGGTGTTTTATCACGTCAAGATATTTTAAGTTCACAGGCTTCTCAAATGTTAGATTTCAACACACATAAAAATATCTATGGTGGTTCAATCTTCTCAACTTTAAGAAATTTTGGTGAGAATGTTTATAATGGAGTGAAAAATAATTTACCTTTTATTCGCAAAGTTTCGGCGGCCGTTAAACCTTTCTTACCTGCTGGTGCTGAATCTGCTTTATCAGCAATTGGTTTAGGACGTCGACGAAGATCTCGAAAAGGAAAAGGTGTTGAAGCAGAAGATAGTGATACTGAAGTTGAACAATCAGAGGTAGATGAAGGAGAACAATCAGAGAAAGAAGAATCACCAGTCAAATATAAAAAGAAAGAGAGAAAAAGTAGAAATGAAAAGTTAACTGCTAAGATTGATCGTTATTCTCGATAAAAACGGAAGATAAATTGAAATTTAAATATTTATATTACTATAATATAAATATGTCAGTTGAAACAAAAGAAACAAAAGAGCAACGTAATTTATTAGTTGAACAAAATGGACAAAGGTTCAAACGAATAAAGAAATTAATTACCAAACACAAATTAAAGAAACTAGAAGAACACAAAGCATTTTATGAAGCAAAATTACCTTTTATTAATGAAGTTGAAAAATTACAATCTCAATTTATTGAATGTGAGAAAGAAATCAGTAAATTAGATCAATTGTTAGGATTACCATCAGATATACAAGAATATATTAAAAGTAAATTGAAAGATGAAGAAGATAAAAAGAAATTGAAAGATGAAGAAGAAAAAAAGAAATTGAAAGATGAACAAGAAAAAACTGATTAAAATAATAATATTACTCTATATAAAGTAATATTATGAAAACTTTCTTTTCAAGGGCCGGTAATAAAAGTAGATTGGCCAATGTCATTATTCCAATGTTTCCTCAACACACAAAATATGTAGAACCATTTTTTGGATCAGGGGCTATCTTTTTTAATAAAGAAAAATCCAAAGTTGAAATCATTAATGACATTGATAAAGATCTAATGAACGCATATCATATTTTAAATGAAGATATTGATAAAAGTAAAATTCCAAAATGTAAAACAATAGAATCAGCAAAACAATTTTTTGATCAAATCCTTCTCAAAGATAATATTACTATTGAAGAACAATTACGATTTTATCTAATTAAGTTTTCAGGAGGATTTAATAGTAAACCTTGTCTTAAATCTAAAAATATTTATAGAAATTATCAACAACACACAAAATTAAACAAATTAGATTTATATCAAGAACGATTGAAAAATGTTGAAATATTAAACACTGATTACAAAGAAGTTATAAAAAAATATGACGATGATCATACATTATTTTATTTAGATCCTCCCTACGAAAAAAGTGATAAAATTTATCCTGGATATTCATATCAAATAGATTATTTTGTAATGCGTGATTTATTAAAAAATATTAAAGGTTTATTTGTATTATCATTAAATGATAGTGATAATATAAGAGAAATTTTTAAAGACTTTATCATTACAATTGTTTCTGTTAAGGGTCAAGGTTTTAGTGAAATTAGGGAAATTAATGAAAATTTATCAGGCATAGGTAGAACAATTAGAAAAGAATTATTGATTTCTAATTTTATTCTTCTTTGATTTATCTTGTTCGTCTTCGATGTGGAGTTTTTCTAAATGATCTTCTTCTACCATTTCCCTTGTAATTATTATCTTCTTCATCTCTCAAATTAGAAATAATATCAAATACTCCTCTTGGAAGTGATGGTCTTTCATTAGCTTCTTCTAATTCTAATTCTCTAAGAGCATCTTCACTTAAATTAGGAGGAACTGGTGGTTTAATTTTACTTAATTTAGAAACCAATTCAGATTTAGGTAAATTATCAATTTTAGATTGAGGATATAGTAATAAATTCTTTGCTATTTTCCTTAATTTATCAGTTGAAAATTCTCTTAAAACTTTATAAGTTTCTGATCTTTTTTCTTCCAAAGGTCTTGAAAATTTAACTTCTTTTTCTTTTTTTTCTCTTACCCTTTCTAATTTATTTCTTAAAACATTTTCTGCTTTTAGTAATGCTTTTTCTTTTTTCTCTGAAGAAACTCTATTTGAATGTTTCTTTGCTTTGATAAAATCGGAAATTTCACTTTTTTCATCTCTATTATATTTTGCTATTAATTTTTCTCCTATTTTACCACTTTTAAGAACTAATCTTCCAGTTACCGGGTTTATTATTTTACCTTTAGTTGAACTAGGTTTTTTTTTAGAAGATCTTTTCACTTTTTTAACAACATCCACATTTTCAACTCCATAATTCCTAATGTATTCTTTTAGTTTACGTATCAATGATTCTGCCATTATAATTTAATAATTATAATGATAATAATATAAAATGAATTATTTCAAATAATTGATTAATCTTCGTTTTCTTCCTCTTCTATTTCTTCTTTTCTTGCTCTAAGTGAATTCATTCCTTCATGTTCATTAGATTTTGTATTTGCTTTTAAAACTGATTTCAATTGGTCTAAATCTTTTTTCTTTTCCTTTTTTTCTTTCTTCTTTTTCTCTGTCTTTATAGACTTTTCAAAATTTTGTTCTGAATCTGATTTATTTAAAAGATTTTGATAATCACTTTCCATTTTTGGTAACATTGTTTCCCACATTTTTACATTCTTCTCATCCTCTTCCATTTTTTCATTTAAATGTTTCCTCATTCTTTCTACCTTTTTATCAAATTTGGCTTCATTATCACCATTTATACGTTTATATCCTTTTTTAATACGAGTTTTCATACAAGTTATATCTCTTTTCAAATCTTTCTTACGTTCGGACAATGACATTTCAAAATTTTATTTTTTAATTTATAATTAGAAAATTATTTTTCAAAATTTTAAAAAATAATTTAGTTATTTAAACAATGTCTTTGATCGGTGAATTTGATTTACAAGAACCAGATTATGATATGACAGAAGAGGAAAAAATGAATGATCAACAATATCAAAGAATAAGTGCGATCAAAGTTAAAATGGAAGAATTAAAAAATATCAGAAAGAAAATACAAATTCATAACAGTTCAAAATATGTTGATTCAAATTTGGCAAAAAAATTAGCATTTAATATTCATTATAAAAATAGTGAAAGTTATGGTTGTGGTAGAATCATTGAGAAATTATTAAATAAAGATATAACAATTGAAAATATATTGGAATTTACAGAATTCAATAATATATGGGAAGATGATCTTAAAAAATTAGTAAAAGAAGAATCATTAATTGAAGCCGATCTTAGGAAATTATTAGATTTAAAACTAAATAATTATACTGTATTAAAATTAGAAGAAAAGGGAAATTAACTAGGAGATGAAAACGTCATTATTATTAAATAAATCCATTGGTTATATTCCATTTTTACTATTTTTTATTATTTAACTTTTTCAATTGTTAAATAATAAAATGAATGATCAGAAAGAATTTATGGAATTAGAACTTAAAAATGGTTATGATTTCAAATTCATTATCGATTTCATTAGATCTAAATGTAAATTATGTAATTTCATCTTTGATATCAAAGGTATTATGATCAAAGGTAATGATATTAATAATAGTAGATTGTTTGTGATCAAACTTTATGCTAAAAAAATGAAATATAAGTGTAATTCCCAAATCATTGCTGGATTTCATATTCCCAATTTCTATAAATCTCTTAAAACTATAAAGAAAAAAGATGGAATTAAATTTTCAATTGTAAGAAAAGATAATATTAGAAAATTATTAATTTCTCCCTTTTCTCAAATTAGAAATTCAATTTCATCTTCTAATTATTTACAAATTTGTGCTCCCAATTGTGAAGAAAAAGATCCTCCAATTAACTATAATGAAAAAGATGATATCAAAATATTTCCTAAAGATTTCACAAGTCTAATTAAAGATCTGATCGTATGTAAGAAAGATATCAATATTAAAAAAACAGAAAATGGAACATTACGATTTTATAGTGAAAATGGTGAATTACATTCATCCGAACTATTTATTGAAGGGACAAGAGAAACTTTTAATCAAACTAAAGTAATATACGATCAAGACTATGAAAATATAGATTTCTCATCTTTAGCAAAAATTTCAACAATAAGTTCACTAATCACATTAAATTTAAATGTTGATTTGCCTTTTAGAATTATTTTTGAATTATCAATCGGAAAAATCATATTATATGTCAAATCTAAAAATATGATAGCAAATGAACAAGAAACAGTTGAAGAAGAACAAATGTTTATGGAAACTTAAGAATTTATAAATTTTCATACATTTGAAGTTTTTCTTCTAATTTTTCGATCTTATCTTGATATTCGCGTATAATGGATGGAGGACAGATTTGAAGTCTTTCAATCCTTCCTTCCAAATCTTTGATCTTATCTTGATAAAATTTTATAGTCCTTTGTTGTTGATCTCCTAAATGTTTTCTAATCATTTCACAATTTTCACAATTTTCAATTTTACCTTTGAGTATTTTGATTTTTTCTTTCAACTTGTAATTTTTAATAATTAATTTTTCCATTTTTATAATAATATATATTTAATATTATTAAGTTTAATATTTAAATTGTCAATAATGTCTGACAAATGTTCAGCATGCTCTAAAAAAATAAAATCAGATGATGGAATTGAATGTGAAAGTTCTGCTTGTGATGGCTTATATCACGAAAAATGTTTTAAAAATGCTCAAGTTGAATGTAAAAATTGTAATGATTTTAGTTGTTGTGAAAAATGTGAAGATGATAACTTTTTTACTTGTGATCAATGCGGTCAAAGAGCCCACGATGATTGTTCAATTGACAAACAATTACGAACTTGCGATCAATGTTTAGATAAGTCCAGTGATGAAAGTGAAAGTGATAATAGTGAAGTTGAAGATGATGATTCTCCTAAAAAGAAAGTAACTGTTGATTTTACAGAAGATGATGAAAGTGAAAGTGATGCTGAAAGTGATGAGGATGATGAAGATCTTCCAAAAATCTTTAGTAAATTGGGAATAAAGAAAAATTGAGACAATTATTATTATAATATTTTACTTATAATAATAATGGATGAAGCCCTTGCTTATAGTTTAAGTGAATCAGATTTGAGAAAGATCGTTGGTGAAAAAATTCCAATCATAGAATATTACCAATTAAATGATATCTATGATATTAATCACATTCTTGATTATGGATGTTGTATTATTTTATTTGAATTAAAAAAGGACAATGGTCATTGGTTATTTTTACAACGTGTTAATAAATCAACTTTGGAATTTTTTGATTCTTATTCTAATACACCCGATGCCGAATTAAAATGGATTGATGTAAATAAGAGAAAGAAACTTCACGAAGATTTCCCCAAATTATCAGAATTAATGATCAATAGTAAATATAAAAAAATTGTTTATCTTAAACATAGATTACAAAAATGGAGTAATAAAATCGCTACTTGTGGTCGTCATGTTGCTGTTAGATGTCTAGCAAGAAAAATACCATTAAAAAAATATGAAGAAACATTGAGATTTCCAAAAGGAAAGTTAAAAGGTTTATCCCCTGATCAACTAGTTGTTATTTCAACTTTTCCAATAATTGGACATTAATGAATTGAAAAGAAACAAGAAAATCAATGAATTAACTTTAACTTTCATTTGTAAAAAATACATTATGATCTGCTATACAAACTTGTGGAAACCATTGTGATATCATACATGCTCTTGTATCCAAATTCATTATTTTCTCAACCATATTTTTCTTTAATCCCAAATTATCTTTTAGAAAAGATCTTATTTGACTTGCCATTCCCCTTTTTGGAAATATTACAAAATATGGGACTTCTGCTATAGATGCTTTTGTTCTTGTATAATTTTTAATTTGATGTGAAACTGTTATTACTTGGCAATTATAATGTCTTCCATTCTGTAATAATGAATCTCTGAAATCAGCAACGAATTTATTCACCTTCTTATCAGAAATAAGATCAACATCATCAAATAAACAAATAGTATCTTTGAAATCCTCTAATTGTGGATTTGAATCAACTAATTTTTGATCACACGTTATAAATGTTGGATTTAATCCTGACAAAGAACCATCTTCACCTTCCTTATGAATTGAAAATATACACACAATTTTATGTGATTTTATATTCAATAAAACCGAACAATATTTCTTAATCCAAGTTGTTTTTCCTGAACCTGTAGTTCCTGTTACCATTATATGTGCCGGAAAATCCTTTCCATTTTCATCAACTCTAGATTCTGGTATTACTTCTATCATTCCATCTGAAACAATTAATTCTCTTATTGCTGATGGTTCATCATTCTTATCTAGAATTTTCTGAATTTGATTCTTTAATTTAACATTCAATTTCTTCCCATTTTCATCAATACCCTTTTTAAGTATTTGTTTGAATAATTTAATCTCATCTTCACTTGGTCTATTTGTATTTCTTAATATTCCCTTTGGTTTATTACTTTTCTGTTTACTATCCGGGTTTAATAAAGAAACTACTTTACCGTGATATTTCCCATTGGTTACATATGCTATAGGGACCCCTATTCTATTCCAGTTCAATGAGGCCTGATTCATCGTATCTAGATATAGATGAGAGAAAATTTTATGATCAAAATTCAAATTTTTAAAGAATTGAACTTTAAAATTTTATCTTACCAAAAATTACAATTTGAATTACAATTTAATTTGTAAAAACTAATATTTAAAGTTTAATCTGAAAATAATTTCAAAAACTTTATCTTATATATTTGAGAAGAAAACAGTTCAAATTTTAATTCTCATCTAATCAAGTTATTTACTACTATTATAACCAAGTTAATGTCAAAAATCATCAATCCTAAATCTGATAAAATATTGAAGGAATTATCTCAATTGTTGATATCTTATGATATCTGTAAAATAATTGATCATTACTCATATGATCATCATATGTTAATTTATGAACCTTCCATAGATCTATTATATCTTTCTTATGTTGGTAATCATTTTCGACAAGACAGAACTAGAACTAAATTTGAAAAACAATTTGGAGATCTTCACAAATTTCTATTTTCTTATTTCCAAGGAAATGATACATTATTCCATAATTGGTTAATTCGAAATACAATAACGGAAAAAGAATGTTGTTCCTCTGATATTAAAAAATATAAAGTTGAAGTCACCAAAACATTCTCTTATTTCGAAAATTATGAAATTAGAATCATTTGTCAAGGATGTAATAACAGAAATTATATTTTTGAAAATAGTGATAATAAATGGGTTTAATTTAACCTTGGAAATAAAAACTAATTTTTAAAAAATTTAAAGTTTAAAAATTAAACTAAGTTCAACACAAATAAAAATGGATTATTTAGAAGATAGATTAGGTAAAGATATTTTCTCAATTTTTTACCCTTATTATTTCGGATGTAAAGTGTTAGATGTTATTAAAAAATTGAAAAAACGTAAACAATACTTAACAACATTTGGATTTACGAATAAAGAAAGATTTGATAAAGAAAGATTTGATAAAGAAAGATTTGAATTTGATCTTGAAAATATTTCAGATTGTATCAAACAAATTCCTGTATTGTTAAAACCAAGAAAATCAATAAACAATAAAATATCATCTTATGGTTTAAAACATACTGTTGAGCGTTATAGAAATTCTATTAAAAGGATTGGATATTGTTCAAATGGTGATCTAATTGTTGCTATGATAATGTTGGGTTATCAAATAAAAACAATAATAGGTTCTCCCAATTGTCGTTTCAATTGTTCAGAAATAAAATACAAACAATTGAAAAAGGGATATTATCAATATTATGATCGCAATAATAATATTATTAGTTTTGAGGCATTTCAAGATTAAAAATTTAATTTATAATCGTAGTAGTTGGATTGATTTTATAATCGTAGTAGTTGGATTGATTTTTTAACGGTTTGTTAAAAAATTTGTTAAAATGGGTAATGGGTAATGAGGTAAAAATTTGATCACTTCTGATTTTATGTTAAAAATGAATCACACGGTAGACGAGAACTAGTTCTTTCAAAGTTC